GTCTATGTGCGTGTTGACGATAAAATTTTATGGGGGAAGTATTTATTCTTTTTCGTTGTCGCTTTTAAGTGTATTACATCTTCTGTGAGCGAGTTGAACGTTCCCCCAACTATGTAGACCGCCTTTGCTTATTGGTTTGATATGATCGACCGATGGATACCAATCTCCCGCAATAAATATCCCGTCACGAACTGTATAATCTTCTAAGTCGCAACGCTTACCACAAATAGCACACACACCTTTGTCCCGTCTGAATAAACCTTCGACAGTTATATCGCTGTCTATCATTTGAGTTTTCATCCTTGCGCGTCTACGATGTTCCTTCGCTGCCCAGTTTGCTTTGTTCCTACAACTCTGACAGCAATACTTCGGATTCTGTGTAAGTGTTCCGCACACTATGCACTCGTGGTATGGTCTGTTTTTCCACGCTTCGCTCTTTCGTTTTCTTTCAGCTTCGCGTTCTTGTGCTTTAGCTTTGCGTTCTTTACGCTCTCTTTCCCGCTCTGCCTCTTTTACTTCTTTAAGTTGAAGTCGCTCTCGCTCTACACAATATGGACAAGTAACGCTGCCCTTTGTTGTCAGGTTGTGGAATGTTCTCTCAAACTCTCCGCCACAAACCAAACAGCGCACTCTGACCGGCCTCTCTTTTATCGTATATCCCGAAACATACTCAAGCAGTCCGTTACTCTTCTCTCTTATCTTTTGCGCTGCTTCGTCCTCTGTGTTCTTATTCGATTGCGGTGCGACACCTTTGCATATTCTCCTGACGTAATCAGCCCTAACCCCAAACAAGTCAGCGACCTCTTTTGATGTATGTCCCTCAGCTTTAAACGCTCTCATCTGTTCTGCCCTTGTCATATTCCCTCCAATAAAATCGGGAGCAACCGCAGTCACTCCCGTTCATTTGAGGTCTGGCTCGGGACATATCCGAACATGAGTATCCGACCGCAAATATTATTAAATTATTTCAAAATAATTTTTCCATCATCGCCGAACATATAACGTCTGCCTTTGTTATGTGCCTTGTGTTCTTCCGCGTGACAGTCTCGGCACAACAAGATCAGATTATCAAAGCTCAGTGCGATCTCCGGGTTCTCGATGTTCACTTGATCCAGCTCGATCATGTGGTGCACTATCTCCCCCGGCTTGTATATCCCTTTACGCATACAGTTCTCGCATAGGTAGTGCTGCCGTTTTGCATATTCGTTCCGGCAGTCCTGCCATGCCTTCGAGCTGTAGAACTTTCTCGCGAATGGTTTCGCCATGTTTACCTCCACGCAAAAGGGACGGATGCTCTCCGTCCCTTTGCGCTGATATTTGGTTTGGGTACGCGGCGAGTCCAGGAGTTGCACCTGGATACTCTACTCTCGCCATAACGCCGGATATCTCCGGCTAAGGTGATCCGTCTTGGTGGTTCTATCCACCTCTTTGACAATGCCATATTACCACAAAATAATGTGCAATAGTGTGCAATCTTTTCATGGATTGATTATTTCTTCAATCGCCTCGAGCCCTTGTCTGTGAAGGTTGTGCGTCTGTCTGATAGAGTAACCGATGTTGTCCGAAATCGTCTCCCATTTGTGCAATCGGATATATCTCTCGTACAATACAGACCCCGCGTCTCCCGGTACCATCATGACCGTTTTAAAGATCCTATTCTGCAATCGAAGTGCTTCGAGCTTCGCCTCGTATAACCCCTCTGATTTCTCCGCCAGTTTGATTGCCTGGTTCTCGACCTTCTTGCTGATCTCTCCAGACCGAGGCATCCCGTCTCCCCCGAGACTGCTGCGGATGTTGTCGATCAGATCCATCTCTTCGTCGTATTCCTGCTGCAGAACAGCGACCCGCCTCATGGCCTCTTTGTATTGTTTCAAGTATTCCTTTGCTTTCATCCTTCGTCACTCTCCCAGTCGTCACAGCCTACCCAGTACGGCTCGACCTCTCGTTCGTATTCCAGACTCTCCTCGCAAGTACAGTACCATCCGTCCAGATACCAGGAACAATGGTTGCAGTTGTTACAAGTCTGTTCCGGCTCGTCATCGTCCGGATCTGATTCCAGTACCAGATACATAAACGCCCCGAGGATGAACGCCGGTATGGTTACGAACACCGTCAGAATCAATCCGATCTTGAATATCATAGCCTCGCCTCCTCATTCATCGTCGCGCCCAGGACGCGCTCGTAATCCTCTGAGATCTGGAACACCGGCAACCCGCAGCACGTCGCATAATGCAGCTCAAGCATCGCGCCCTTGCTCTTGTTCGAACCCGGCAGCATACAGATAAATTCGCACTCCTCCAGAAGCCGCAGCCCCCTGTTGATGTAGTACCGATAATCCGCGCCGTCTACTAGCCCGTCCTTTATCGGACTGACTGGCTCGAACCCTTTTGACTCCAGGAGCCTCGACGCTCTCTCGAAGTGCCTCGTATATCCTGCTACGCCGGTTATCGGTCCGGCGATATAAACGCGCTTGTTCATTTTCTTAACTCCATTTCTACTTGTAAGGCCAGGCGCATCTGAGATCTAACTTCCTCGACGGACTCCATGACATAAAATATGTCTGTATGTCGCTCATCTAATATCGCAACGATCTCCGTTGAACATTCTGCCGGCCTTACAATATCGACAATATTCGGATTGATTAAAACTCTCTTCGGTGGAGACGTTTCCAGCATTAAATCTAATAATAGCTTCGGCCTATGTTCTACAATTTCACAATCCATTAAAGCATCTAATACCGCGAAGTCGTCCATCCTTTGTCCCGGATCTAACGACCTTATCGCCTGGTATGCGTCTTTTGTTTTTATCAGACTCATTTCTCTGTATCACCGCCTTTGCGTCTGTTTCTCCGCATTGTTCCCCTTTTCTTTTTTCTTGGGAAACACCATTCTGTTATTACATACTTTGGCATCATCAAAATCTTTCCCCATATCTTTTTTGACTTTCTTGATAGTGTTATCGGAATCGTGATTTCGTCAGTAAGTGAAAAGTCCATTTCCGCCACATCAACGCTTTCATCAAGCTCTATGTTGATTTCTTTGATACCGCCCAATTCGTGATAATTTCCGTCATTGTCTGCGATATATATAGTTCCTATTTCTCCGTTTTCTGTCGGCATTTATCATCACCGCCTCTCACATGCCCCCATCTTCAGAGCTATACGTTGGCTCATATAGGGCATCGTGTTCCATCTGCTCTGTAGCCAAATCATATTCTTTACCATCCTCTCTGTACGGCATAGGTAACGGCATCCATGCGAGTATCTCAAAATCTGACCGCCACCCTTTGCTTTTGATTCCGTAAAACTCGTAACAAGTTATTCCAACGCTTTTATGTTCGTTGGTAGTCAGATACCACCCTCTCCGCTGTGTTTCGTCTTTTGGCTGTGGCAACATCTCACTACATGGAATCCACTTGTCTCGTTTAACTGTCAAAGCATCCGTCAGGTCAAACCATTGTCCATCTCCGTGACCATGCTTGGCTTCGGCTGATGGTAGTGCCTTGATTCTGTTCATCATTTTCTGTCCGTCATCATATCCCTTGAAACCATCAGCGTTAAAATGGTCTTGCACCGCGCCCATCGCATCTTCTCGCTTTATTAGTGTCATTTTTTACTCCTTATCCGCTGGCTAACGCACCGTTCAGCCTCGCCCGCATATCAGCTACCTTCGCCCGCTGCTCTTCCTCAGTTAGCGGGTCCTCTACGATTATCGGTTTGACTGGCTCGATTTTTCGTCGCTTCGGCCAGCCCGCGTTCTTCGCCCATCGCACACAGAGCCCGTAATGGTCCGGTACGTGGTTCTTCGCGTTGTGGATCCAGTCGCTGACCTCGTCGATCAGAGCCCCGGACCGCTCGAATTTGTCCATCAGCTCCTGCCGTTGTTCGTCAGTCAGCTCGACGTTCTCGTGCTCCCCGAATAATGAAAGATCTGAATCTGCTGAGTGAATGGCCGCACCGGCATCATTATCATTATCATTATCATTATCATTATCATTATCATTATCATTATCATTATCATTAGGGTTGTTTTTTTTCGCGTTCGGTTGTTTCGGTTGTTTTGACGCGTTTTTGTTACCCTTCGGAGCTCCGCCTTTTGCTCCGTTCTCGCGGTTCTTCCTGCACTTCTCCTCGTACTTATCGCGGTCTATTTTCGCCTGGAGAGTGAGAAAGTCGAAAGCCATGCCAATGTCTGCAGCGACGTCCGGATTCCCTCCGTCCTCGAACTCGAATAATGCGATCATAAGCCGCCCGATCTGTTCGGCGTCCAGCCACTTCCGGACGATTGCCATTTGGTCATGGTATAAAATTGTTGAGTCCTTCTTTGACATTACTTCCCCCTCTGAGCATCTGTTCGCCCCGTGTAGAGTATTTCGAGTATTTTTCGACCAGTTGACCGTTTATCGCAAAACTGCACGCAAATCGGGTATTTTGAGCTCCATGAGGCCAGTACCCGATAGACCTTCTCGCCCCGGACTTGAGTATGCGGCGAGGACCATCGGATCAGATCCTCGATGCCCCGGACCTCGACCGTCTCGCCCCGGTCCTTGTACCGGTTCTGTTCTACCAGTATCACCAACTCCGACCCGGTTGCCTTGACACGCTCCAGTTCTCTCCGGAACCGTTCGTGCTCTATCGTGCAGTTTTTCGCCAGCTCCGCGATATTCTGTTTGCGGTCTATTACGATCTGCGGCCGGTTATAGTCCATGTAATCACCGAATAATAGTTTGCTTACCTCGTACGGGACGCCGTTTTTGTCGAAGTGCTCTAAAATGCGACTTATTGCTTTCGGTTTTTCCCTTGTGTCGACAATAATATATTTATTGTAAACCATTCTTTCCAAGCTCCTCTATTATCAATATCTCGCGTTTAGACAACGTCCATCGCTCTGCTGCTGCCTTCTCTGCTGCTGCCTTCTCTGCTGCTGCCTTCTCTGCTGCTGCCTTCTCTGCTGCTGCTCGTTCGCTTATCAGAAAACCCGAACCGAATATAGCCTTTCCTGCTGCTCTCATGCTATCGAGTGCTCGTATATGTATCGCGTCCTCTCTTCTTAATTCGTATGGTATCCCCTTCTCGACGATCCATCCGACTTTCGCAGCGGTTACGATATTATCTGGAAAAACGTATTTCGGAATTGTTCTGTCGCTCTTTGTGTTCTCTTTGTTTGCCTCTTTAATTGCCTCGCATAATTCCGGATCTGCAACGATTAACCGCTCGTCTAAATTAGTAACAAATGAGGTTGCAACGTTCGCGCCGTTTTCGTATGTTATGTCTGCGTTCGCGATTATATGACAGCATCCAAGCCCTCGACCGATTCCGAGGTTTGTAAGATGCGGAGCAAATAAAAAATATTTGATCTCGTTCTGGTTATAAAAATCTACGATCTTCGAGATAATGGAGAACGGCGGATTATCTACAACGACGCATCCTTCCTGGTAATCGAAGCGCTCATAATCGCCGCCAGGCCAGAACGGTCGAACAACATCGCTGCGCTTTACTCCGTATGTCCTGCAGGTCCATTCCAGAACGGCCTCGTATATATTGTCCGGCGTGTAGCAGTCGTCCGTTGTTTTCTTCGGCTTGAATTTCTCGACAAAAGACTCGTACTCCGGCGTTGTTTCTGCAAATGTTATCTGCTGAGGAATTTTAGCCATTACGCTCCTCCTCAATCCTGCAGCGGATCTCAAGGTTCGAGACTCGTTCTCTCAGTTTCCTATTATCCGCCGAGAGTTTCTGATTGTCTGCCAGGAGCTGCTCGTAGGCTTCTCGCATCTCGATGTATTTGCTGTAACTGAAACATATCGGTTTTCTAATCATCGGTCTTCCTCCATTGGATGATCTTGTACCCAACGCCATCGCACATCATGTCAAAGCCGTTGATAGTCTTCTCGTACCATGTGACGAAGCGTCTGCCTGTCCTGTCCTCGACTTCGTAGTAACCGCTCTCTTTCGGCTGTTCCTTTTCGAAATCATACCAGCTCTTGTCGATGTCTTTCATGGTTAAACCTCAATTCCTGTAATATCTTTGAAAACGTCCGGATCAAAATTAGGTATCTGTTTTATGATTTCTCTGTTTTCGTCCGTCAGCTTCTCCCACCATTCCGCCCATGCTTCCTCTGGTGTTCTGCCGACAAGATGGCCGCCCCTTCTATCCTTTTCCGGGTCTGCGGCACGTTCTTCTTCGGTGTACGATTCCCATACAGTCAACTCATACGATTCGGAACACATCGCCACCCAGAATTTTGAGTTGTAGAAGTCGTGCAAGCTCATGCCGGATGGCTTGTTGAATATGCGGATGTTCATATCGGATTCGTTGCAAAAGACTCCGTTTGATTCGTTGCATTTGTTTGCGATTCCGGAGTTCCTGTCCCCGGAGTTCATGTACCCGGAGTTCATGTACCCGGAGTTCATGTACCCGGAGTTCATGTACCCGGAGTTCATGTCCCCGGAGTTCCTGTACCCGGAGTTGAACAGTCCGGCGTTGCCATTAATTCGTCCTGTCATGATTTTCAGTTCTTCCTCGGTCAGTTCCCGTATAATGCGAATGTGATCAGATCCGCATTTTGAGCCGTCTGTGATAACTTCACCAAGCGCCTCAATTACGCAGAAACGATTGTCGCGGTCCACGTTATAGAATTGATGTACCTTCGACAATGAATCGCAGAAATGAAAAACCGTGTTAGTGCATAATTTCATCGGTTCCGTATGTTCTATTTTGTACGTCTCGCCGATTTCGAATTGAAACCCGCGGCATTTAAGTTCTGTGTCAAATCCTTTAATATACATTGAGTACCCTCCTAAAATGGAACATCATCGTCGTCTTCTGGTGTGTCCGGTATCGTTCCGCTACTTGCCGGAGCGGTTGCAGCTCCTCCGGAACTATTCCTGCAGAAGTCAAATCCGTCGGCAATCAGTTTCCAGTATTTGCGCTTATTGCCGTCCTTTTCGACCGTATCGGCTTGCATACGGCCCCAGACGATAATCTCCGAGCCCTTGCTGAACCATTTGTCGATTACGTCGGCCCTCTTGCCGAACATGGTTACGTCGAACCAGTCGGTCTCGTCTCCGAAGTCTCGGCTGCATCCGACGGAGAAGTTGACCAGTTTGCGCGTCTCTCCGTCTCGCTGGAACTCTTTTAGCTCCGGATCACGTCCGAGGTTGCCGTGAATTGTTATGTGATTTAGCATTTGTACTCCTCCATATATAAAGCGGGGCGGTATGAAAAACGTCGCTAATGACCCTTGCAGTAGTTAATGATTAAATATGTTTATAGGAGCTCCGCCCCGCCTTATTACTGAATCGGCTCGTTTCGCATTTCCTTCATCTACGGACGGCGCATTTATAAAATAGTGTGGTGCGTATGCGTTTGTGGTTTCTCTGAATTAATTGATTGATACGCCGCCCGCAGTATGAACCTATGAGTTAAATCAGATTGCCTCCTCTATCTCGTACACTTCCGGGGCCCTGATTATCTTCGTCTGCTTGCAGTAATCGCACTCTTCGCAGCGGATCGGCTCGACCTGCCCCGTCTTGATGAGGTCGAACCTCTCGATTTTAGCCTCTACCATGCCTAAAGCCGCGTTGAGAATATGCTGCGGGATCTCGATAATCTTGACGTCCGGAATCTTCTCTTTTGTGACCGCTACGAGGAAAAACGGTAACTGCTTACCGGTTACGAGCTCGACGACCTTCTGGTAGACTGCACCTTGCACGTCGTAGCCCCAGTATTCAATCCATGAGCGCCGTCCGTATCCTTTGTCCCAGATACTCTCGAAGTCACGAACGACCTTCAGATCTACGATGCGGCTGCCGTTGTAGACGTCCATTTTGACCTTCCACGGCAGACCGAACATATCTGCAGTCATAACGACCTGCTTCTCTCCGTCCGTCAGATAGTCCATCATGAGCGGCTGCCTTGTGACTGTCTCGATTATCTCATCGGCGTGTTTGAACTTCGCCAGCAGTCCTCCGCCTCTTTTGCTGAACATCTGATCCATGTGCCTCTCGACGAACTGGTTCAGCTCCCCGGAGAAGTACGCATCTACGTAGCTCCCGATCAGAAGCGCATCGGTCTCTTCCCGGACGTATTCGTGCCGGGCTTCAGCGAGACCGAGCGCCTCGCATCGGTTAAAAGTCTTAAATTGTGAGACGCTCCAGTATTTGCTCATTGTTCCAGGAGCGAAGTAGTTCTCTTTGTTTACCATGTAATCAGCCCTTTCTCCATCTTGAGGATTATGCAAAGTGCGAACGCAGCCTCCTCGTAGTATTTAATGAGCTCTGGTGGCATTTCCCTCGTATTCGTCTTATTTATGGCGCTGTGCCACTCTTCGAAGAACTTCTCGGTAACTGCGAATCTTTCGGCAGCTGCTCTTTTGTCTGGCCCAAGCGTCTTAATAAATAACGGATTGTTGTTTTGTACTCCGAGTATTTCCCGGACGTTAATGTTGTTGTTCATCTGTACCCTCCTCATTCAGCAAGCGAGCATATTCCTCCGCCTTGCTTTTATCGTCGATGTATCCGCCTCGATATTGACGGTTTCCGCTATGATCTACCTCGTCGATGTCGCGGATCCGGTAGACGGCGTACCACATTTTGCCTCCGACTGGATTCGCTGTAACTCTCCATTTACTCGGTTTCCTGCACTCCATCAGTTCGCCCTCCCGTCTGCCATATCCGGAACGATCATGCTTTTGATTCTTTCGTGGCTTACCTTGCCGAACAGATCTGTTATTTCGGCGAACAGTTCCGGATAATCTTTTGCGAGCACTTCCGGCAAGGACATAAACAACGACACGACTTCCAGGACGATCTCGCCGCCCTTGCCGTTTATCTCGGTGGTTATATTGACGCCTCCGTCTGTGTATTTGGCTTTTACCTCAATCATTCCGCGGCCTCCTGTTCGTTATCCTTCTCCGGCTGGTACACTCTCAGAATGACGCCGGTGTCCTCTGTATGACCTCCGCCGATACTCGAACCGATTCCCTTCGCGTCGTGAAAATACTCTTTCTGTTCGAGCTGGAGATCGAGGCCTCTATCCATAGCAGCGGCGGAAATCGTCTCGAATAATTCCAGAACTTCGCTCTTCATGCCTCCGCCTCCTGTTCTTCACTTCCAGCGATCTGAGCGCACTCGTAACAGAGATACCTGTTGAACCTGGTTAATGCTCTGTTAGCGATGACCTTCGCGCTGTATTTGCCGTAATCCTTTATAACCTTGCCACAATCAGCACAGATAAACTCGTCCGTCTTCGGTGGATAGTCTCTGATCCTGAGCGCATCGGTCGTTCCGCCGAATGCAGTGACCTTTGTCGTGTAGATCGCGACCTTCTTGCCTTCCCAGTCCTCGACGTTGTTTGAATGGTAAGCAGCTGCAATCGCCTTGCCGTTGGTTACGTTGCATACCATCGGCTTGTAATCCTCTACGAAATGCAGCGTCATCTTCATCTCACCGCCTCGCTCGTTCTTCACTTCGTCCCTTGCGACGTGGTCAATCGTGAGGATCAGATCCTCGCCGGCCGGTACGTCCCAGGAGCCGAGGAATGACTTATCCATAAACTTCCTAAAGTCCCCCTGCAGTCTCTTACTCATCGTCCGCCTCCTTCTTTACCAGCACGTACACGCCGTAGCGTTTGCCGTTCTCGCTTCTCCTATAAACTGTTCTTATATCCTTGCCATCCTTCCGGAGCTCCTCGATCCGCTTCGGGAGGCTCATTATGTTCAGCTCTGTGACCGCCATTTTGACAGTCAGATCTCCGTGTTCTTGCAGCCAATTCATAACGGCCGCCTTCTGTTTCATCTTGTTCATTCTGCCGCCTCCTTTTCGTCTTCTGGCCATCCGCGGAAGAATGTGCCAAATGCTCCGTTATCGTATACCTCTTTGACCACTTCCTTGAGGATCGCACCGAGGCTGTTGCAGTTTACATTGATTTTGACGGTATATCCGCCCTTGAAGATGATGGTGACGACTTCATTGTGGCCATCCTTTGTGTATTCGCAGACAGCTACATCGCTGCGGCAGTCCGCCTTGAGGAGAGCCTCTATCATCTGTGTAAATTCTTTTTTATTCTCCATTTCGTGCCCTCCTACATTCCATACATCAGTGCCAGCCCAACGAAGAGGACCAACCCGCTCAATCCGTATCTTGCATAGTCCGCAAAACTGCCTTCTCTTACTCTGTATCTCTTAGACATATCTGCACCTCCCCGTTATTCAGCATTTGATAAAGTTTGTCGCACGCCCTGGAGCACTTCGACGTTCTTCCGTGTTCCTTTAAAGGACAGCCGCCCCATTTAGCTCTCAAGTCAATAGATCCGTCCGCCTTGATACTCGGACAGAAGTACGGACAATCTCCGCAAGTCAGTCTGACGCCTTGAGCCTCGTATTCTTCCGCGAGGTTCTCCGGAATGTTCTTGCGCTCCTCGTACTTGATCCGCGCGATCATCCCCTCAAATGTGACTGTCGGATTCTTGTCTGCCAGTTCGACCAGCTTAGCGTTGAGCATTTCCGTAAGAGTCTGGGCCGAGTCTGCTGCGACGATGGCGTACTGTTGATAGCTCTTGCTAATCATAAAAAAATCACCTCCGATTCTGTAATCTTAGGTGATTCGTAATATCTTTATTAACTTTTTTTCGGGCTCCCCTACTCCGATTTTGAAGATTGCCAATTCTTATGATTATCGGAATACTTGTCCGTAGGTGCGCCCAGGTTAGAATTGCTCCTAACCTTCCCGTCAGATATTTAATTCGAATCACCTTGTCAATTATATTACTCCTCCCCTGGTGGCTTGTCAATCAAATATTTGTTATAATGCTCCCGGAGGTGATCTAAATGTCTAAAAAATGTCTAAGATGCGGTAACTCTTTTCTATGGCACCGCAAAGTCAAATTACAGGATGCAGAAATCTGCTTTGATTGTTTCAAGGAATTAGGCTTCGATAAGAGCGACCTTCTGACGGCCGCCATTTATCCGTATGAGGCAATAAAAGACGGCAAAACGGCGTATTATGCGAACAAGCGCAAAAAGGCTCTCAGAGACGAAGCTGTGGCTTCTGCTAAGATAACAGTAACCGGAGCCGGTCGCGAACGTGACCTCGTTTGCACTGAAGAAGAACGCATGGTCTTCGAAGAGTTGGAGCTGATCTGTGCCGATCTGGCTCTCCCGGAGCCTCTTCGCCTTACCCGGGTATCAGATAATTATGTATCGGCTAAAATTGGCGAATGGGATCTCGCTCGGTTCAAATACATCGCGAGAGCTAAATGGATCGTGCTCCCTATCGTTGAATCCGGATCGCAGAAGCATCCGATTGAGTCGCCCGGAGATGTTGCATCCTTCGCGGATCAGCTGAAGGCGTCTGTCGAGCATATCAAAAAATACTCATAAAAAAAAGAGACCGGATTGCTCCGGCCTCTCAAAAACGCGCCTCAAGGTGGAGGATAAATCTAATGAACAGACGAAGTCTTATATTTCATTCTTTATCACGGCGCGTTTTTTGTTGTGTTTTTTTTACTCAGTATCGAACCAGTCCGGCTCAGCTACACCCGATTCTTCGAGCCATTTGTTAAAAATCGACGTCATGTACCAGTTGCCATTTAGGTCCTTGAAATAGTGCTCCGCGAGTCTCAGAATCTCCGTTTGTTCCGTTGGTCTCAAAAGTATCAGCAAAAGCAGCTGTGTCCTGAGACCGTCGCGTTCCAATACGAGGAGCCGTTTGTTGAAACTCTCGGCGTCATTGTCCTCGGCTCGTTCCTTCTTCCGGTCGTGCCGTTCCATGAGGAACTTGACGAACAGGATCAAGTTTCCGCCTCCGAGTAATCCTAGTATGATATTTCCGGTCATTGTGCTCCCCTCGCTTTATTACTTATAAGTCTTAGCCTTTGCGATTGTCTTAGGACCAACGACTCCATCGTCAACGAGTCCATGATCGCGCTGGAAGTCTTTCGTCGCTTCTTTGGTCAGCGCTCCGAACTTGCCGTCTGGTTTCAGTCCGTAGCCCTCGTACCAGTTGAGGAACTCCTGCCAGTTCTCGACTCTCTCGCCTTCACTGCCTTTTTTCAGTGTAGGTTTCGGAATGACCCCGGAGTATTTGCGGTTCGGATCGTACTGCTTCTCGCTTGTCTTGACGCAGACCCATACCTGGCGAACGTCTCCGCGCATGGATTTCTCATAGCACCACCATCTGTCGTGTTTACGTCCTCCGGAGTCCTTCAGATAGAAATAGTGCTTCCCGTTCTGAATCTTGTAGTCAGTAAACGCGATGTAATGGCCTCCGGTTGTCCAAACTGTTCCGTCCGGTCCTCTGCTGGATCCAAATAAAATAACGCCCCTCTTAATTGGCGCGTTTTTTAATGCCTTGAAAATGTCCGACATATTGTCTTTTGTTCTCCAATGGACCGAATAGCCGTAATGCGTCAGCCCTTTAGAGATGCCGGCCCATGTAGTCCCGTGTCCCTTTGTCGCGAACTGGACCATATACTTCCGGACGGTTGCCGGAGTATAGTTCTTATATTTCTCCAGTTCTATCGCACAATGAGTAACGGAGCAGCATCCGCAGCCATTAGAGGCGAATTTATACGCTTTTGTCGGATATGGAAGAGATCCCCAACGCGAATCAGCCTGCTTATAGATTTTCGGATTCATTACCAGGCACCTCCTCGTCGTTATAAAAATACTCGCCGTTAATGCCCTTCTGCTCGTCTTTTTTAGCTCTGAGCTGTCCGGTCGTCTCGCAGGCGAGCTCCGTATAGTCGTTGTTGTAATACGTCACACAAGCGACGATTATAAAGTTCAAGACGATAGAGACGATTTTATACGCCGTATCTATCGCTCCGTTGTTAAAGCCGGTCAGATCCGTAGCCATGAGCGCCGTATTTAATGACGTCGCAATAGCCAGGACCGTCCGAAGTTTAGTTCCGAAGTTCATGGTCTCCCCTTTCTTTGTAAGTGATGCCGATAAATAAGGCAGACGATTTTATTCGCCTGCCTCTTCGGTCTCTTCCTGCTCGTCTTCTGCCGGATCTTCTGGAGTTTCTTCCTCCGCCGGTTCGAACCAGGATTCTACTTCTGCGAGATCTTCCTCTGAGAGCTTGCCCTTCTCGTACCAGTTAAGAGCGTACTCCATAATCTGAAAATCCGGATAATTCCCGACCATTCCTCTGAGCGTCTTCATAATGAAATCATGGATACTGAACATATTATTTTCTCCTCTCTATGATAATGCTAAAATAGCGACTCTGAGCTCGTTCGTCTGTTTGTCGATGTAGAGCTGAATATCTGCCTTGTAAGTAACGGACATATCTCCAGCGTCGCTCCATACGTTGTTATAGCCTTTGAAAAGTTCGACGCCCTGCGCCTCTGTGAGTTGGTAGGTCTGTGGGGTGGCAAGTTCGTAGACGAGTTGACCTATCGGCGGTTCGGTTGTGCTTCCGTTTTTTACAAGTATTCTGCACCCACTTGAACCCCTTGTGGTTGAAGATATGCCCGTGTACCCTTGTGCTTGTGGTGACATACCCTCGTTTGTAGGAACGACCTCAAATCTGTCACTTATAAAGTTCGGTATCTCCGTCCCTGTGTTTGTGCCTTTTACATCAGCGATATAGTCCGTATACCACGATGCCCAAGTCGATTGATATGTCCACGATTGCGTCCCCAAATCCATCATCGCCCTATCCACCGTCAGCACCCCACTAACAACATCTAACGTACCGCCGTATGTGGTGGATGGTAGTGTGGTGGTGTAGTCTTCTGAAACAGTTGGATTGTCAACGTCATCTGCTACTGTTACCGTGACCTCATCGTGTCCGCTTATTGGGCAGATGTTTTCGTATGGATTGTAGGTTGGACTTGTTTCTGTTGATGCACAAATCATCGGATAAAATGTTATGCCATTAGTAGGAAGTGTTGTACCTTTCATTACACGCATTACATAATAGATAGAATCTGTTGTGTTGGGAACTTGTACCTGTGCAAGTGTCGTAGTGTTTATGTTTGTGTCTGCGTTTGTTGTTCCGTTCCATTTCTTTAAACGTGCATTTGTTGTGCCGTTCCATATATACACATTCCACCCATTTGTACCTGCTGCACTTCCACCGCTTGCACAACCTGTAAAATAATAATTTCCAACTGGCAAAGAAAATTGTGCAAAACAATATGCGTCCTGTGTTGCGTTTGTGCCACCAGTTGCCGTCACGCTACCATCAGAGTTCCTTGTAAATGTTACTCCGTTACTTGTTAATGGGCTTGTCCATGACTGTTGTAATTTATTCTTCCCTGCACCCCCAACCCACGGAGCATCGTATCCGTGTAGGTCTTGGATTGGGTCGATGCCTGCGACGACTGAGAGGGCCGGAGACAAGTCGGAGCCGTCTGGGAACGACGCGATCTCCCCGGAAGCCGTATCGGTCGGGAGTATGTTCAATATTGCGTCGTTGATTTCGGTCGTAACATCCTGCTCGACGTTCTGGATCTCGTTCTCCAGCGCTGAAAAAGCACCTTGTACGCTTTGATTCTCTCCGGCCAGACTTGAGCCGGTATAATCTTCTACGACGGACTTCGCAAGCTCTGAGACCTCTACTCTCCTCGAATATCCGCCGTAAGTTACCGCTCGAATGTAATCATTCTGAGCCAAGTCACTAACGATGTTTAGCATTGATTCTTTAATGCTCATTTTTTCCTCCTTAACAAATACCCTCTCGGTACGTTATCTCGGCGATCATTCCGCCCTTTTCGAGTGTTAATGTTATATTTTCTATCGTGCAGACGACTTGATCGCCGTCCTCGTTGATCCATAATTCCGCGTCGTTCTCTGTAAGAAGGACGTCGTCGTTCTCGTCTGTTAATGCGGTTCCGGCCTTTACAAACGTAAACAAGTCGCGCGGCTGCATTCTCGGATCGCCCTTCCAGGTAAACGAGCCGATAACGTTCGACTGATTTAGTACGGTCTCTATCGCCTTATCTGGCAGCAGATCTATACTTCCGGAATTGT